GACACCCTGGAAGAAAATGTGGATATCGTCGCCGGTGATCCGCTGGGTCGACCAGAGGTTGATCGCCATGCCGGACTCGAGGATCGTGTTCGAGACGCCGGCAACTCCACCAGTATCCGTGGTCGCGGTGCCCGCGCGGACCTGCATGGTCGTCCCTTGCAGAAAGGCCTCCCGCATTACCTCTTCATTTTGAACTCCAAACAATACGGTTACGCCCTGATCAATGTCGCCCTCGTTGAGGAGGGGCTCGCCTTCGGTGTCCTGGAACTGCTTGGCCTGCTCGATCGCGTTCCAGAAGTCGGACCGAACCGCGCCGGCGGTCGCGACGCCTGGTCCGGTTAGAAGGTTGCCACTCGCAACGCCGAAGCGGGCAGCGCCGCCAGCGGTCGTGGCGTAGAGCGCAGCGCCGTCGGGGGCAGTGGGGATTGACTTGAGGAGCGCCGCGTCAGCGGTGCCCTGAAGGATCTGGAAGAAGACCTGCTCGGGGAGCTGGGCCGCGCGGATCGCGAGTCGGCGAGCAACTTCGCGAATATCGCCAAGCTGCAAATCTTCAAGATCCTCCTCGTGGAAGCCCAGGGCTTTTCCCCAAGTGAGACTGGTTACAGAGTACGAAATTGCGCGGAATGCGTCCTCTACGATCGCTTCGCCGCGGTCGATTCGCTCGATCGTGGGAGGCGACTCGAAGTAGCCGAAGCGCTCGGTTCGCTTGCTCGAAGAGATCCCGAGACGCATGGCGTCAGCCAAGCGGGGGTGACGGCCGACCGTGTCGCGGTAGGTCGAGAGAAAGGTCGCGTTGATATCGCGAAACAGGTCGCTGGACGTGATTACCGCTTCAGCCATGGTGTTACTCCTTTGAGTGGTCTGCTACTGCCTCAAGCCCGCGGGCCACCATGGCGCGCGAGCGAGAGGCAAGGGCGAGCGTTTGAGTTACGCGATCCCGACGTTTGTTCCGTAAGAGGCGACCGCGATATTCGGCGTGGTGCCAGAGAAGAGCGAGTTGCCGAACAGGCCGAGAATGAACTGAGCCTCCATGCTGAACATGTAGACGTCAGCCTCTGCCGTGCCGGTGACGTTGACAATCACGCCTAGGGGGGCAGTCGTGCCCGGATCGGTGAGCACGAGGGGAGGACCGCCGTCGGCCGCCCAGACGCACTTGCCCAGGTCGGTCGCCGTGTTGGTGACGCCGGTTACGGCGATACGCTTGAGCACGCCGCCGTTTCCATTCCAGTTGTTCTCGATCGTGCCGTCGCCAACGGTCTCGTCGGACAGTTGCCCGCCGAGCAAGCATTGCCCTTGCAGCCCTGCATAAGCGACGAGGTACCCGTCACCGGCCGCAGCGCCAGCGAGCGCGAAGGCAGCGAAGGCGCCTGCGAATAGGCTGGTGCCTGAGAGTACCTCATGTCCGAGACGGACCTCAGGACCGGGCGAGATCTTGAGCGGGTTAGAAGCTGTTGGGTTGGTCACGAGGACTCCTGGTTGTGTTGCTCTTCGAGGTCGGTCGAGGTCAGAGGTCGAGGGAACTAGCTGCGGGACATTCCGCAGTAGGAGTCGGGGTCAGTGTTGATCGCGACGTAATCGTTGAAGTCGACGGGGGACTCGCTGCGTTTCCAGGACGCGTGAAGGTCGCGTGCGCGGGAGAGGGCCTCGGGGCCCTGAGCCGCGAAGGCAGCAATCTCAGGTGCGTCGACGACGCCGCCGTCTCCGCCGCCCTGTTCGCCGGTCCAGTGTGAGGGGGGGTCGCTTGGGCCGACGCGCTGCATACCAGCGGCGTAGGCATTGGCGGCCTCGAGCCCGTGCTCAGAAGCGCGGGCGCGGAAAGCTTTAACCTGATCGTCGTCAAATCCAGCGCTGGCGAGCTCGGCGGACTTCGAAGCAACCGCGCGCTCGGCCCTGAGGGAGTTGATCTCTTTTTCCATGTTCGCCATACGGGACTCCATGGCGGCATTTGCGCCGTCAGCCTCGTTCTTGGCCGTGTCGCCGACAGCGGTGGCGGGAGGAAGAACCGCAACGGGCGCAGTAAAGGCAGCGAGAGGGTGCGCCGGTGCTGCGGGTGCAGCAACGGGAGCGGGCTGTTCTGCAGGGACTGGGGCTGCTGGGGCCTCGGGCTCGCCTTCGCCCATGAACTGCTTCAGGAGCTGGAACATTTGCGCGAGGACTTGCTCTGCGCTAGCGGCCTTCTGCGTGGGGTTGGTCGCGGGCGCGCTTCCGGTCTTGGGCTCAGTCACTGGTGTTGACTCCTGAAAGTTGAAGAGTGCACGCGACGCGTGGCCGCTTTGCGAGTAGGCGAGGACAGGGCCACCCTGCGCGAGGGTCACGCGGGCAGTGTCTGGGTGTTGACCATTCTGGTCAGCGACCCGGAGAAGCGGGAAGCGGAAGAATGGGGTCTCGTGATCGAGGAGGGCCAGGCTGTCAATTTCGGGCTTGTCGACGTCGAGGATCTCAACGGACCTATAGACCAGCTCGCCCTTGGCAATGCGCTCGAAGATCTCGGGCTTGACGTTCACGAGGTCAGCGAAGATCGTCTTGACCTTCCTGCCGTCGTGGACGACGTCGGCAACGTGGGTCATGCGGCACTGTCCGGCGCCCTTGACTTCAGATCCTGATCCGTGGTGAGACACGTGGAGAGGGGCCATGTATCCCTCGTCCTGGCGCTTGATCGCCTGCTTCACAGCCGAGCTCAACCAGCGGGCGTTGAACTCACGATCTCCACCGGACCGCTCCTCGACGTGAGCCGAGAAGATAGGAACGCTAAAGATCGTGAAGTTGCCGTTAGGCTGCTCTTCGTGTCTGTAGATTGGAGGCGCCATTCCCTGGAAATTAGGGATCTGCCGTCACCGGGTCAACGTATACTAAAAACACTTCGTTTACACATTTGGGAGGACCTATGCACGAAGACGACGAGCCTCGATCTGAGTTGATTTGCTTCCGCGCGACCATGGCGACAAAGCTCGCCGTTCAGCGCCTAGCGCGAGCGGACGACCGCCGGTCTGTTAGCGCGTGGGTCCGCTCCCGCGTAGAGCGCGCGCTCGAGGACGAAGACGTGGACGAGAGTGACCCCAGCTGAGGCTGTATGGCTCGCGACAAGCGCTGGCCTTGGGCTCTACATGATCCTGCTCTGGGTCGCGTCAAACTGGAACCGGGACGAGGGCTGAGTCCGGGGATCTCCCGCTAGAGAACGCCGCCCTTGACGATAGAGACTGTAAGGAACAGGGTTCCGCCCACGCTTACCTCGAAGTCTATGACGTCCCCTATTTTAGCTTCCCACACCAAAGCGGTGCATTGATCCGCGACCAAAGCATGTAGCAGGAGATTCCTAGAAGCAGCGACACCCCTAGTGTGCTCAATGGTTAGATTTGCTGCTACCGAATGACTGACCGAGATCCGCAACGCCGCCGACTGCGGCATAGTCAACGGGCCCGCTGGGGTGCCCAGGTTAGCGAATACAGGTTGACCCGCCACCGCGGTCACCTCGAACAGTTCGCCGAGCGTGACCAGACTTTGAAGGTTACTCATAGGCTACTCCTGCCGTGTGATATGGCGTGGATCTCTGCATGTGCTTTGCCCAGGGCCTCTGTGCTCCCGTCTGCCAGTTTAAGGAATACTGCCCGGCCTTCGACTTTCAGCTTGTTGATTATCCGAACAGCAGGCGCTGACTTAGACGACCCCTCGCGGAGCTCCCGCACGCAAACAGCGTCTGCGCCCCATGTCGGAAGGAACACAGGCGACAGTCCCCGATCCACTATCACGCCCGAAAGGTCTGGGCGGTCGCCCTCTCCCAGCTCGCCCTCTAGCCAGAGACAGCGATAGGGCCTGCAGCCCTGAGGTCGGTCGGCGTAGATCCCGCAGCCGCCCTCTGTTAGCTGGTGCTCGCATGGTGTCCCGGCTGGCGAGTTGACAGAGAGGACCTCTAGCACTGTACAGCACGAGGAGCAGGGGCCGCACTCGCGGGTCACAGCCTCCCGCCCGTGGTGAAGCGGATTCCGCTAACGGCCAGCGTCCAAATGGCCAGGTCTTGAGCGGGAGTCCCCTGGGTGTCCAGCTCGAGGTAGCAAACCAACGCGTCACCTTCGTAGTGGCTGGACACGTCATAAGGGCCGAAATCCATGGACAGAAGCCGATCTGTCACCGCGCCCGTGTCCGTCGCTACGGTGATTGCTGTCGCGGCCTTGGACGTGAATACCTCAGCTGCTGTCGCGGCTCGCGCGACGGGATCTATCCCGCCCGCTGAATCGGCGATCAGCACGCCACCGACGCCCAGGACCAGCGCGGAAAAGATTACGTCAGGTGCTGCCGTGACTGGGCTGCCTCCGTCGAGGCTGTACACCAGCGTGAACCGGATCGGAAATGCCGTGCAGATTCCGTCTGGGAGGAGGAACTGAATCGAGACAGAATCAGCTGCGGTATCTAGTAGGCCCTTCTTCAGTTTTGCATTCCAGCCGGTTGGAATTCCGCCAGACCCAACGGCAACGTCGGCGTCCTTGGCGCCAGAGCCGGTTACCTCTTGGTATGTCCCGCCGACCGCGTAGAGGAGCGAGCGCCATTGCGCGAGCCCGCGAGCTTCGATTTGCCCTCGGGCGTTAGTCGCGACGTGACTCGGGATCAGGCGCATGCGCTCGAACACCGGAGCGGTCGTGATCGTCGAGGCGATCCGCACGCGAAGCCAGTGGCCGAGCGTCCCTGATATCGTAGTCGCGGCCCATGTCGTGTCGTCGTCGATCCCTGCCCTAATCGTTTCTTCGCTTGAAGCGCGCAGAAACACGGCGTCCGCGTAGCGGAACTGGCTAGCCACCGACACGGCCATAGGGGATATCTCCACCCATGTATTGGCGGCAGTTTGAATCTCCCAGATAAACGAGCCGCCTCCCAGGACCGCCGCCGTGGACTGGGCTATTTCAATCCCCCACGTCTTGAGCGGGGTACCGCCTGCGTCTGTGCGATCCGTGCACCACAGGATCGAGTTCCCCGCGGCTACTCCCTGAAACGTGAATGTGCTCGACGACTTGCTCTTAGCGGCTGCAGATACGTCGGTCAGTGTCCCGCCGTCGCTGCTGGGACTGCTGGTTGAGTCGGCGGTTAGGACAATCTGCCCGTCGCTGTAGGGGGACCCCTCGCCAACAGCCAGGCCAGACCCGAGCTCGGGGAAGCCCGTCGTTAGCTCAGCGCCGACCGAGCGGACCTCTGCGTTTCGGGTGCTGGTCGACTCCTGGTGGAACGAGGCGCTAAGCGCCATGGTTGTGATCGCGCCAGACGGAAAGCTGAACAACGGCTGCACAGTGGTCCCGGCAACGGTGAGCGTGGTCCCCACTCCGGTAAGTGCCGGGTCGACCAACAAGCTCGCAACGGTTGCGTCTACTCTTCCGCCCACAATGGTTACGGTCACGCCGTCAGAGACTATATGTCCTCCGACCGGGACGTTGAACCAGTTCGGCGAGTAGACAATGCACGTAGACGTCCCCGCGACGTGAATGCAGTCGGTGACGTTTGAATTCCCCGCGTTGACTCCCTGCCCCTGGAAGCGTCCGCTTCCCTCCGTGAGTATCACGTTCGCAATCGCGCCTGCGGACTGTGGTGCGTGCACGTCGTCCAGAGCGAGGACCGCCGCCGAAACTCGAATGAGATTTGTCATGCCGCCCAGGCTGCAGCGGATATTGCCGCCTACGATCTTTCCGGCGCCTGTCTTTAGGAGCCCGTCGCCCAGGCCCGTCGCTCCGTCGCCTTTGAAATCGAGGTCGTAGACCGTGCCGGTGCCCGCTGCGTGAGCCACACCGGCCAGGTTCACCGTCGAGGGGACAAGGATCGCGAATCCCTGGAGGTAGCTACCGTCTGACAGCGTAATGATATCCGCGACAGCTGCAGTGATCCCTACGGTTGTCACGCGAAACCCGCTCTCCGCGATCAGCGCGACCCCTGTGGGAACGGTCAGCCCCGACTCTGCGTAGGTTCCAGGCCGCACCATTACTGCGTCACCGGACGAGGAAGCCACGAGCGCCGCGCCGATCGTTAGATAGGGAAGGTCTGCCCGGTCAGGTAGCGCGGTACCGTCGTTGCCGGCCTTGTCGACCCAATTGGTCCCAGTCCATGTGAGCGCTGCAGACGCCGTTACTGTGGGATTCGGATAGGTTCCGCCCAGGTCTCCCCCGGCAGGACCCGTGGGTGGACCGCCGCCGCCGCCGCCGCCGCCTTGTGGTGGATCCCAGCCCATAAACTACTCCTTCGCGCTAGGGTAGCAGGCCACGACGACCGGCAAAACCCGAATCTGGAACAAATCCGATCGGAGCTTTTACTGGGTGGGTCATTCCGCCTTCTGGCGTAGCGAGCCCGAGCTCGACCATTTCTGAGGTCGGAACGATCTCGAGCGCGCACCTGCAATTGTATCCGTTGGGTGGGGAGTGAACGGTCCAGACCTCGTCCTCGACGTGAGCTATGAAGTTGTCTCCCGCGATATGGGTCTTGCGGACGTCGGGATCATGGGTCGCGACGTAGCGCCAACCACACGCAGCTCGTCGCACTCCCGGCCGACGTGCCTGCTCTTTCCTGCCCTCCGAGTAGGCCGTAGAGACTACCGTCCTGAAGACCGTGTCCGCATAGGCCCGCGTGATTGATCCCGCGGACGTCTGCAGCTGACTGCGGATCGCCTCGGTCGTCTCGATCTCAGTCATTCCCCCGCGCATGAATCGCAAGAATGTGCCTCTGACCTTCCTGGTCATAACCTCTGTAGTCGACTTGGCGAGTGCGAACCCTCCGCGAAGCCATGCCTCGCGCGTTGCCTTCCAGCCCTCTGCGAGCTCGGGCGTCCTCGCGAGGATCGACTCGACGGCCTCGAGGAATGGAACCTTCGCGACAAAGAGGGCCTTGTCAGGTTTGACGCCGGCGCCCTTCATTTCGAGGAGGAACCGACGCCGCCCCAGGAGGTCTGCTGCTGCCAGCATTTCCCCGAGGTCTCGCCCTAGCTTCGCCTCGAGCTTCGCCGCCCGATCGAAGTCAGACCGTATCCGAGCAATCTGAATCTCATTCATGGTCGCGGACAGCGCCAGGGTCGAGCGTTCGTGTAGTCGGTCAAGCTCTTCGTGAGGGTCAAGCATTAGTCGTCCCGCGGCGACAGGTGCCGCGCCTTCGAGGAGCCGCAGCGGGGGCACTTGCATTTCCCACACTGAAAGCTGTCCTGTGAGGTCGTGTAACGAGTTCCACAAACAGCGCAGGCTACCGAATAGTTCACGCTACGCCGCCATGATCAGGAGGGGGATCACCTTGATAGCGATCTGCCCGAGGTCTTGGACGAGCTCGCGGACCTCGAGCCAGTAGGCTTCCCGGTTGAGGCGCTCACGGACCACGCCGTCAGTCGACGCGTCTTGAGCGTCTAGGACTTCCTGGAAGGTGGGCTCTGATCCGAGGAACGACGCCTTAGCCCCCTCTGTGTTCCCGAGGTGGAACTGGGCAAGCAGCGCGACGAGACCGCCGGCGCCGAGGTGCCCCAGGGCTTCCGAGGAGTCCCCAAGGCGATCAAGGGCGCGCTTCGCCATGTCCCGCTCTGGACCGTTTAGGTGCTCACTCGCGAGGTCTCGAGCATTGCCTACGAGCCGTTCGATCACGTCCGGAGACTTCTCCTCGGCGAGAGTCGTCAGCTTGTCGATCAGGCTCACTTGTAGTCCTTTGGCAAACGGTCTTGCTTGCGGAGACGATCCTCGACGTCCTTTGGTAGCTTCGTGCCGTCGAGGTTGTAGCGCTGGGCCGCCCATGCGTCAGCGTTCTTCACTGCGATCAGCCTGGACTCCATGGGCAGGGTCTCATTGTTCCAGTGATAGGTGTTGAGCTTCTGCTGGTCGACGCACTGCTGTATTGCTGCGGGGGACACGCACCCGAGGAATAGCGCGCAAGCCACGAGGACCAAGAGTATGTCCTTCTTCAGCTTGCCCGTGTGCCTCTTCACGTCGTCGTTGAGACCCTCTAGTCCGAGCTTGGAAGTCTCAATCCCTAGCTTAGTGGCCTTGTCACGGACGATCGTCTTCGCGAGCCTGACGGCCTCGGGGTGGGCCTCTTGAACTTCCTCCCAGGCCTCGACTACAACCTTGACCTTCTCGCCGTTACGGATCCGCCCCTTGCGCTGGCGTAGTGCCTCGAGGAATGCCGCCAGGGCTCCAAGCAGCATGACCCACTCCGGGATCGTGAGGCCGAACGCTCGAGCCGGATCGACGGCTTCGGCGATTGCCTGTGCGAGTTGGATCATATTCGTCGTTCTCCTGAAGGCCCTAGACGCTCAAGCATGAGGATCTGACCCCGCTCAATCTTCTCGATCCGCCTGTCCTGGCGCTCGAGGAGGTCGAGCTGTCGCCCCGAAAGGGCCTTCAGTTCGCCGCACGTCGAAACGATTGAGTGCAGAATCTTGACCCACTCCCTGGGAGTGTACCAGCGCAGGACCCCGTCCTCGTCCCTTGCGGCGGGGCCGAGGTGTATATCCCACGTCTCGTGAATCTCTGGGACCATTTTTTCAAGAATATCCTTGATCACAGTGAGTGGGTCCTTTCCATTCTTTGCAGCACGAGCAGCCGCGCGCGCGTCGTAGACCTTCTCTAAGACCTTCAGGATCGCGAGGGACACGACGACAAGCCCTGCGGTAGCCGTCATGTCGGGATTCATACGGGGAAACTCGCTGAGAGTTGCTGCATGAGATCAAGGCCTGAGTTCTGAAGCATGGGCCCAGGAGCCGGGCTGCCGTTCGTGGGTGCGGGGGGTGCGACTGGAGCCGCGGGGACTGGGGGCGTCCTCGTCGGCATGTCCAAGCCCAGGTCCATTCCCAGAGACGCCAACGTCTCAGTGTCGTCTGACACTGCCTGCCCTCCACCAATAAGGTCGTCGCCAGGAAGAGGCGCCGTGAATCCGACCTTTTCGTAAACTTCCTTCGCGCGCAGGGTCACGCCTGCGGCCAGCAGTTTCGCGATCAGTTCGGCCGCCTCGACCGGGCTTTCCTTCTTGCGCTGATCGACAGCGAGCTTCGGCATGTTGCACACGCCGCACTGCGCCATGATCTGATTCCTGTTCCGTCGCCAGACCAGCCCGACTAGGTCGCGCGTGAGGTGGTCAGCCAAGCGCTGGCGGTCGGCCTGCACGAGCGCCTCGGTTGAGTTCTCTTGGACTTCGCCCAGCGCGCGGGATCCGCCGTCACCCTCGAGCGTTGGCAGCGTCGAGCCAAGGACGGTCGTCACGAGCGCATTGTCGAGGTAGTTGAGGCACCACTGCAAAAGCTGCCAGCCTTCGCCAAGCCCGTTGTGGACTTGGAGCTCGTCTCTCTTGTCGTGGACGAGAATGTGACGAGCCTTCTGCTTGGCGAGCTCTCGCTGCCAGGCAGCTGCAACGGACTCGCTCGAGCGATCGCCCGCGACGGGTCGGCCGTCTGCGCCACGCATGTTCTCGATCGCAATGCTGATAAATCCTTGGCCGAAGCGCTCCGTCGCTGCCAGTAGATCCTGTAGCGCGCGAGCCTTGGCTGACTGGAAAAAATAGAGCGTGTCGAGCAGCCCCCGGCCGTACCCCAGTGTCGACTCTGAGGCCTCGTGGGTCGAGCGGACAAACCACTCCGGGTGCATGAGCTTCTCCCACTTCCTGCGATCGACGCTCCACAGCTGCCAGCCCTCTTTAGGCGTCAGGCGGAAGCGCCGGCGGTCAATGTCCGTGAGCTTCTCAGGCACCCACCAGTTGAGAGGGACTGGATCCTCGCCACCCTGGACGACGCCAGCGATCATGTTGCGGCGTTTCCCAAGGATCATGGCGTAGGCCGACCCGCGGAAGATCGCGTCCGCGAGGCTGATCCGAGCGTCCGTGAACCCAATGATCTCCTTTAACAAGTCCTCGACGACCTTCGCCGCGGCCTCGTCTGCGGGCCGCTCGCTCGCAGCCACGACGCGTATCGCCGCGCCAGCCACGAGGTGCTTACGGAACCGGATCGCGTGAGCCGTTACCGGGTCTCGTAGAACCTTCGCGTAGATCTCTGAATCAGAGTGCAGCGCGTAGGACGGGTCATAGATCCAGTCGCGATTCTTGATCGCGTCCGAAAGGGACTCGACGTATCGGCTGTAGGCGTCTTGGGAGCCGGTTGGGAAGGGTTGGATTGCCATTACTTACCGCCTGTTAGAGAGCCTGATTTACAGCGATCTTGCCTGTCCACTTCCCGTCAGGTCCCTTTTCCATGTGGAGCTCGGTGACCGTGGCAGGGAAGTCTGACAGGGAGAGGACGTTGGCACAGGCGATCTGCGCCTGCACAAAGCATACGTCTCGGCACTTCTCGGATTCGACCCTCAAGGATTCAAATCTCGTGACGGCTGTTTGGCCAGACTCTGCACGGGCAAGCAAGTCCCCGACGGCTGCCTGTTCGCCTTCGCTTAGTCTGTATTCGGGCATTTCAATCTCCTAGGAAACGATCGCTCGGTCGGTAGACCGGCGCCAGTCTGTGCCGTCAGAGAAGGCTAGCACGGCGCCGCCTGTCTCGTCGCTCACGTATATGGTTCTGGCGGCAACCGCTGCAGAGGGGAGGGTCCCGACCGTGAACGAGGCCAAACCTACCGGGCTGGTGAATGTGCTCGAGGATTCGTTCAGCGTCAGGCGAGCGACCGCGGTCTGGGTCGTCGTGCCCGTCGTCAGGACGTCTGGCGTCTTGAAGATCATGTCGGTCACGGCGCCTGAGCCCGTCGAGAGACCCGACTGGAAGACGAGGTCTGTGGCGTGAATGTCGGTGCCGACACCGTTGGTGGTCGTGAACAGGAGCTGTGCCGAGGGAGTTGCGTGCGAGACATTCTTCCCGATCATTACCTCTGTTATCTCTGCGTCAGTACCGCCAATGACCAACTGGTTCGCTTTGGTGGAGGCAATGTCCCGGCCAATGGCTATCGCGCCAAGGTGGTTCGACTCGCTGCTGTAGCCAATGGCAATACCGTTACCGGCAGTGGCTGTTGCCACGGCCCCGAGAACCGTTGAGGTTTGCCCACCAGTGATCGCTGCGCCCTGGCCCACGACCACGCATAGGGGGTCTGCGGAAGAAGCACCCGAGCCAATGACGACGCAGTTGTTCTGAGCAGCAGTTGCACCAGCACCAACCGCAGTGGCGGCTGCACCCGACGCGATAGCTCCAGCGCCGAACTGCTCGCTGTCCGCGCCCGTGCCAGGTGCACTCACTGTTCCGTCAGAGAGGATCGTGAGACGGATCGCCGCGACCTGCTGAGCGGTCCCGCTGACTAGCGCTGTGGGCGTCTTCCACTCGAAAGTTGTGGGAGTCGCCGAGCCAGTGCCGAGGCCGGATTGAAGAATGATATTCGTTCCGCGAACGTCGGTCTCTGTCGTAGCCGTGTTCGTGGTAGTCCACAGGGTCTGAGGGATAGGGCTTGCGTTGCTGACGCCCTCGCCAATGACCATTTCGCTTATCTCTGTGCTCTGTGCACCAATAACCAACTGATTCGCTTTCGTCGTGGTGGCTTGATAGCCAATCGCAACGCTCGCGGGGTATGCCGCGTCTGAGGTTGAACCGATCGCTGTTGACGAGGCTGCCGTGGCCTGAGCCACAATCCCGACTGCCACGCTGTTAGACCCCGCGTCTGCGCTGTATCCAACAGCAACGCTAGCCCCGGTAGACGTCGTTAGATATCCGACTGCCACCCCGTTATTACCGGACACTGACGAGTTGTATCCAATAGAAACCCCCCGCTGAATCGTCGTGCCGATAGTGGCAGACGAGCCGATTACAACATTAAGATCGCCCGTCCCAGAAGACGCGTCCTTGCCGACTACCACGACGTCTATCCCGGCCGCTGTGGCATTCGCACCAACCACCGTTGTGCTCTGACCAGCAGCGGAAGCGCCAGCTCCAAATTGCTCGCTGTCCGCGCCTGACCCTGGGACGCTTATCGACCCGCCGCCGACGCCGACGACCCCGACCAAGACGAGGCCTGACTCGGAAACCGACATGAGCCGCGGACCGACGCCTGGAGTCCCCGAGTTGTGCTCGACGGCCCAGACCTCGGTGGTCGAGTCGTCGTCGGTGTCGATCAGCTCGAAGACTGAAGTCGAGGACTGACCGCCTGGAACAACGAACTCGAGCCCCGACGCTGCAGCGTTCACGCGGACTTCGCGGAGCGCTTGGCCAGCGAACGACGCTGGGCAATCGGTGAGACCCAGGAAAGTAGAAGTGCCACCAGTCCCGCCGTTGGCAAGTTGTGGAGTCGCCCAGCCTCCCCAGCCCACTTAGGCCACTGCCCCGAGGACGAGGTTGGGAAAGATCGAGACGGTCGTTGAGCCGTCAAAGCTTAGGTCGAAGGTCGCGCCGCGAGGGATATCGGTCACGAAGCCCGACAGGCCTCCAGCTATCAGCACCGTGTCGCCGTTGACGACGCCCGAGGCGAGCGTCCCGCCCTCGGGCGTGACGTGTACGGTCACCTTGACCGCGGCGGAGGAGTAGATCGAGAACCGAATGGCCCCGCCCTGCTTAGCGGCCTTGAGTGGCGCTGCCACTGCGGTCGCGCCAACTGGTAGCGAGTTTGCGCCGTGGACCTCGTAGACCTTCTGACCGGCCGTAACGGCTTGGGCACTAAGAATCCGGAAGGCGAAGAGGGAATGGCTCATGGATACACCTATGGCGAACCTAACACTACCGTCCGTCAAGCGTCAAGCCGCTATTCGTCCTCGCCGCCGTCAGGCCAGGCGAGCGTCAGCGCGTTGTCCTGCCTCCATGGCTCGTCGAGGGCCCCTGGGGGTAGCGGCGGTCCTCCTCTCGCCGCTTCGTAGCCTGTGATCATGTAGCGGAGCGAGTCGCAGGCGTGATCGTTCTCCTTTACCGGCTCGTCCTTCGGATCGGCGCTGCCCTCTTTGTGCTGCCGGTAGTGATAGTTGTCGATCTCTTCCTGCAAGACCTTCGTGTCGCAGAGGCCAAAGAACGGGTCGAGGGCCTCGGGATCGGTCACGAAGAGGAGCGCCGGGTGATCGTCGCCGCACTTGCGGACGAGCATTCGAGAGACGGCCTCGAGCCCTGCGTTGACGTCCGACTTCTTGGCCGCCTGGGTCGGGACGCCTTCATGCTCGAACTCAGCGCGCGCGAACGAGTCATGATCTGCCCAGGGTATCGACGCGAGCTCGGGGAGGGTTTCCTTCATTCGCCAGCCCCACTCCGACGCGCGGACGCCCGAGGAGTAGTAGACCCGATAGACGATCAGCCGCTCGTGGAATGGATCCTCTGCCGCGAGACAGATCGCTGTTGGGTTGTTGAAACCGAAGTCGATCGCAGAGAACCGCCGCCAGGACTTGGGGATCGGCCAGGGGAACATGCTGTCCTCGCCGAGCCATAGACGGCCCTCGCGGACGACCAGCTCGTGAGTCCCGCGCGTGAACTCGGGCCAGACCGCACCTTGAAGCGCGACGTGATCGCCCTCGATCCTGACCCTGCGCTGGCGCTCGGGCATGTTCGCTGCGATCTGGAGCGTGGCCTCGAGGTCGACGGTCCCGGCCTTCGCCGCGTCGAGGGTCGAGGCCTGAACGCTGAACGTGTCTGCTTCCTTCTCGAGCCTCGAGACCCAGCGCTCGCGCCGGATTGGCGTCAACGTCACTGAGAGATAGCCCGCGAAGTCGAGGAGCCTCATTCGGCACTCTTCGATAATGTCGGGTGGGTGCTCCTCGTCGATCCAGATCCCGTGCAGGCGCGCGCCCTGATACTTGACGCGGGTCTGCTCGACGGACTTGAAGACGACCGTAGACCCGTTCTTCATTACGAGGCTAGTCGGGGTCTCGGGCTCGCTCTTCTGATACCACGCGATCGAGCGTATCTCTGACGCCGGGAGGAACTGCTTGAGCGCAGGCCAGAGGACGGCCCCGATCCCGTCGCGGAAGGATACCGCCGAGGCCCACCAATGAACCGGCCCCGTGAACTTCGTGTATGGGTGCCAGCCGCATAGGTGCAGCGCGAGATCGAAGCCGCCGAGGGTCGTCTTGCCTGAGCGGTTGCCGCCGCGGAACACGCGGGTCCTGTGCTTCGCTGCAGCCTTGACGAAGTCACGCTGGGGAGAGTTCCCGTCGAGGACCCATGGCCTGAACTTGCTCAGGGGGGAGGCGAGGTAGCGACGGAGTTGGTCGGGGTTCACGCTGGGACGTAGTAGATCGACGGCTTGAGGTCTGCGTATCCCCACCGCTCCTTCGCGACGTGCCTCTGCCCGCAGCCGACGCAGAAGAGGCCCGACGAGCAGCCGGCGAGAGGTGCTGCGCAGTGCATACCCGTGCAGACCATGGGAGCGTCCTCGTGCGCGTGGGGAGAGGGGTGGTCGACGTGGGGGATCACTCCGGCTTCCTTGCCGCTGCTACGGCCATACAGACGAGCAGAATGATCAGCGCGGACCCTCCGACGACGAGCCCGATCACGTCCAGCTTGGTCAGCCATGGGAGTTCGCTCACAGCGCGTCCGGCCCTGGGTCGACGTCAGCGCTGCGAGCCCAGTCGCCCCACCGCTTACGGATCACGTCGCAGTAGGCTGGGCTGATCTCCATGCCGAGACAGCGTCTACCGTTCTTCGCTGCGGCGATCAGCGTCGTGCCAGAGCCGAGGAACGGATCAAAGATCACGTCGCCTTCGTCGCTGAACGCTTTGACGAAGAACTCTGGGAGCTTAACCGGAAACTCTGCGGTGTGGCCGCGCTCCGGGTCTGCTGCAGCGTTCCTATACGCGAGCACATTGTTCGGCAGCGCGATACCTTCACGCGTCGGGGTGCGGCCACCGGCAATAAAGCCGCTCTGCGTCTTCGGGTTGTCGATCGAGTAGTCAAAGCAGCCGTCTGACGCGTGGCCCACTCGGTAATGGTCGAGCTTGATCGCATTGTTCCGCGTGAAGTGGAACACCGGCTCCCAGCTGTTCTTGAACCGGTTCGGCCACTTGCCGGGCACGCCCTGCCTGGTCCAAGCAAACTCGTCGACGAACAACCAGCCCCACTCGCGGACGTGCGCTAGCGTGAGATCCTTCACGTAGAGCGACCGCTGCCCCTCCTCGCAGTGCTCCTTTATGTTGACGAAGAAGGATCCGTCGGCGGCGAGGTGTTGTGCGACGAGGGCCTGGAGCGGCTCCCACCACCGGACGTAGGCGTCGGGCTTAATCGGCTTGAACCCGCTCGACTCGTCATAATTCCGCTGGCTCGCGTAGGGCGGCGAGGTCACGCAGACGTTGACGCGATCCTCGCCAACGAGCGCGGCCCAGTCCTCCGGTTCGCGGCAGTCCCCACACATGAGCCGGTGCGGCCCCAGCGCGTAGACCTCGCCACGCTCGCTCACAGGGTCTGCGGGAGGCTCGCCGCCGCCTGTGTCTTCGCCCTCTGGCAAGTCTTCTTCGTTGAGTTCGTCCACCCGCTCTTGGAGTTCGCCTAGGTAGGTCTCGTCCACGCCCAGCCCTGCTAGGTCGTCGCCCTCGAACTGGTCGAGAATGTCGAGCAGCTCGGCCTCGTCCCAGCCGCCTTGCTCGGTCAGCCGGTTGTGAGCGACGAGGAACGCTTCGGCCTCCTGGTCCGACCGCGAGGACCACCCGCGCTGCACGGGGAGGAGCCATGCGCCGTCCGCGTTGACTTCGATCCCGTCCGGCGCTGCCTGTCCTTCGCCGTGCATGGTTAGGAGGCGAGCCGTTCGCCCGTGCCCAGCGACGAGCCGGCCTGTGCGCTCGTCGAGGATCACGCCGTCAGCGAAGCCGAAGCGGTCGATCGCTGTCCCCAGCTCTGGGGAGTGCTTCTTGGGATTCCGCTCCGCTCCCTCGACCTCGCCCAAGGGCATGTATTCGATCCAGCGCGCGGCCTTCTTCTTCCGGGTCATAGCGCCGGTCCGATCTCGCAGACGAGGCGAACGCGTAGCAGCGCGCCTTCGAGGGCTGTGACGACAATCGAGAGGTCGCGGGTCGTGGCCGGAGCCCCGCGCGGGTTCGCGGCGGCGATCATTTTGTCGGCCCTTGCGCGGCCGAGTGCCTCTTCGATCAATAGCCTTAGCTCTGTGCTCAAGGGCCCTCCTGTGGGCAATGGTCGACGGCTGGGGTCGTGTCGTCGTAGGCGTTGCGCTCGGCGTAGATCCCTGCGAGGTAGAAGCTCACAGCGACAACGAGGAAGCAGATCACCTTTCCGGTCTTGGTCAGGCCTGCTTCTTTGCTCACGCCTTCACCCACAGGATCTGCCCGTCGAAGCGCTCGTCGCCGACGTGGTGGAGCTTGACCTCGTGGCCTCGGAGGACGAGCCGTTGCATGAGCTCGTATGCGTGCTGGAAGGCTGAGATCGGGAAGGGGAGGCTGGTTTCGTCGCAGTCGCACTGATCCCGACATTGCACGCAGCCTACTACCTCCAACTCATAGCCGCCCTTCGATCCCTGCAGCTCTGCAAGGAGGTGATTCCAGAACGGCTCGACGCTCAAGAGGTCGGCTTCTCGCTCGAGGATCGAGAACATGGACTTGACGAGCTCAGCGGGAAGCTCACGCATGGCCTTGGCTTCCCAGTGGTGAGCCTCGA